ATCGCTGCCATCACATCTTGGTTTTTCATTATACGATATTCTAATACGGACTTCATGTCTTCCGCTATCGTACTATTTCGTTTACTAGGTTGTACTATGTAACTCTCTTGTACTGTTCTTTCATTACCTGGCGTTCTATGTGTATGATTTTTGTAAGAACGGAAGTTATATCCACGATGGTTTTCATAGAATAGGTAACCTTGTGCATCAAACATTGCGCTACAAGAACGTTTTGTTAACATCTTGGTAATGAAATCAAACGGTGTAGAAGAATTACCTAATAACTTACCACCTTGTGATGAATTTTCTGTGACAATGGTCTTCTTTGTTTTGAGTACATTGAGTAATAAGTCGGCGACTATCTGGTCTGTACTACCTTCGTATGCTTGTTTACACGCTGTCTGTTGATTTGATATTGCTTCTTGCGTAGTGAAATGTAGAGTATAGACTTGTTGTCTTTCTGCCGTACGCACTTGGTCTGATACCTTGTATATACGAGCATGATGTCTTGTAAAATCTATCACTTCGTTGTCTGGATTATCGTCTGTACCAAACTTAAATTCTAATAACTCTTGCCCTATAATAGGCATATTCTGTATATGATTGTTTGTATCAGCAATAACTATGTTACCATACATGGCGTTAGTGTGGATACTTTCGTACACATTCAATTCTATCATCAAGTCTTTGATGTCAATTGTGCCTGTTGGCGCATGTAGTAGTATGCTATCTAGTTTATAATCACCTGCTTGGTTCATTCAGGTTACCTTTGTATTAGTTTCTCAAACTCTTCCTTAAATTGTAAGACATATCCTCTATCTAAAAGTCGTATCTTTCTCTTTTCATCATTTAAGGTTTGTTCATATTCATAGTTTGTCACCGCCACAGCGCCGGTTGTGTCACTTGATACTGTAAGTTTTCGTGTTGTATCACCTGAAGACGCACTTACCTCATGGTGGTGCGTACCGTCTGGATTACTGTACTTGTCAGCGACATATTGAGACAATGCAACCTGGTCTAGCGGCCAGTCATAATGCGACTTCACATTGTTTACTGTGACCACAACCCAATGATACATGCTGTTACCATAATACTTTGACGCCACAATGTCTGGACTTTCACCATCAGCAACATTATACTCGTCAAAAACAAGTGTATTAGCTGCGACATTACTTCTCAGGTTGACACGGCGTAATAAATCTGTTATAAGTGTACGCTTATCTGTATTCTTTAGGTCGTATTCGTATGTGGGAAATTTCTCAAAGTACATTAGTTTGATAACCTATCCATGTGTGCGTATATACGCCCTATTACTTTATCTAAACTCATTAATTCTTGTGACATCATAGCGACCATTGTTTGTAATTCTATAATTGTGACCAATGCCCAAGTAGATAGTCCTAGTAATATAGTACCTAGTAAACCTATCAATGCTGTATTTGTTTTTCTTGTCATTAATAACCTTCTGCTATTTTCTCTTTTGTCATTATCTCTGTTTCCGTAAATGTCAATGACATATTGATTTCTGTAGGTGGTGGACTTCCGTCAACTGGTCTAAAGTGTTGACTTTCACCACCAGGACCGTATGTTACATTCATGTCTGTAAGCACACATTGACCTGTAAATGGGTACCATTGATTTTCTACACCTTGAAACATGTAATAGATTTCAAACTCACTAGGGAATATTAAATGTCTACCAACTGCTTCGTTTTGTACTCTTTCAGGTAACATATGAAACTTGAATAACTTGATAATGTTATCTACTGTACGCACCTCTGCTTCGCTTCGTGGTGTAAATCTAAACGAATAGTTAAATGTTCGTAAATCAACTGATTGAAATATTGCTTCTACTGCCGGGTTCAATGCTTTTTGTTTACCCTTTCTTAACACGCCTTCTAAATCACCACCTGATACTAAATCAGTTGCGCCTGCAGCTAACTTCATTGTTAGTGTGTCTGTCAATGCACTCATAATTGTATTAAATGTACCTGTGTTACCAAGTTGTTTTAACATACCATCAACACTTGTTGCTTCTGCAAGTTGTTGACCAAGCACACCTGCAAGACCTGTTTCTGAATTTTTATAATTTGCTTTGTAATCTGTTTTAAAGTTAGGTGGCATGTACAATGATATAACATCACTTGTACGTTTTAATCTACCACTTCTTCTTAATGCGCCAGATATAGAGATAGATTTATCTCTTTCTGCAAGTTGAGCACCTTTTAAAGGTTGACTTGTTTTAGCAGATGATGTAATACCATCTTTCTTTTTATGTGATTTGGTTATAGTCTTTTTAAAACTACCACCCATTTGTGGTGGTCTATCTATAAGAACTTCGCTTGTTTCTGTTTGTGGTCCTGCATATTTACTCTTTGCAACTTCGTAAATGTAAAACATAATATAGTGACCAAATTCTGCTGTACCTAAATCATCTGGATATTGTACTGTACCAAATGAGTATGGATTCTTTTCTGTATCTAAGTGTGCCGTAGAACTATTTGGTTTTGTTTTTCTGGACAGGTCTACACCTGCAGCTGCTGTCGCTTTAGATGAACCACCTAATACGCCGCCAAATAACCTACTTCTTAATTGTTGTGCAAAGCTTGACATAATACTATTTATCTGTTATAATGGCGAAACTGTTGACCAATGTTTTAAAACATCTTCCGTAATAATCACAAACTTATAACCTTTCTTTTTACAGTATATCTCAGCACTATCCCACTTCGCCTTGTTAAGTATGTACTGCTCAGTTGTATATTTCCAGTCTTTCGTTACACGTTTAGGTTTCTTAGGTGCTTGTGTGTACTTTTTAGGCTTGATTTCTAGCACGGATTCTGATATAATACCTTCCTTGTTCTTATATTTGATATAAACATCAGGAAAGTATCTGTGTATCTTTCTATCAAAAGGACTACGATAAGGTATGAAAAACTCCTCACTTGACCATTTAATTATTGCTGGATTTAAGTCACAATACTTAAATACTGTCTTTTCCCAACTACTTCTAAAAATAATATTTGTAGGGTCACCTTTATATTTCTCTGGATTATATGGTCTATACTTGTTCTTTACTGCCATCTTATGGACATATTTACCTATCTTCTTCTTTCGCTTAATCATATCCTTATTTAGATATAAATAGTAACATGGCTACAAAAGTATTTGAACCTATAAGAAACCTGGCAGGCGATAGAGATAAATCGCTACAATGGTATCGTGGTAAAGTTAAGTCACTTATGGATACAATAACAAAGAATAAACTGATGAGAGGCAAGTTATATGCAAGTCCACAATTCAGAGGTTTAAATTTCTTTCGTTACAATCCAAAGTACAAAGAAATATTACCTTACTATGATATGTTTCCTCTTGTGTTACCTATACAACCAGCGTCAGGTGGATTTCTAGGTATTAATTTTCATTACTTACCAATACCGTTAAGAATGAAATTATTTGAAACATTAGAAAAGAAAGACTTTAAAGGTGATTATAGAGCACTTAAAAATGTAAGAGAGATTAAACCTACAATCAAACATTATTTAAGAGGTCAACTTGCTAGTAAATTTTTAAGACTAGATGAAGATGAATACGCACCATCTATATTTTTACCTGTACAAGACTTTAGAAAAGCAGGCGTAAGTACGGTACATAGCGCTTCAAGGAGAATGATATAATGGATAGAGATAGAACAAAACAATTAACTGCTCACAGACTAGAAATGAGTAGAAAGAAACAAGAATTAAATTTAACAAAAAATCTACGAAACGAAGTAGAGATTGGTGCTAATGGTACACAAAAATATGTTATCAAAGAAGGTATCAATAAAGGGAAAGTATTAGGGAAATAATGGCAATTTTCAGACAAGGTAAAAGAGTAGGACCTTTTGATATAAGATTAGGTCTGCCACGTGGTAGAGAATACGATAACATACCTGGTGATCCTAGATTAAAGAGTAGAGCAAATCCTGAAACTACAATTAATCGTTTCAGAGGTGCCTTATCTAAAGGTGAAGGTGTTGCTCGTAATACTAGATTTTTAATCAATGTTACATTACCGTCTGGAGATATTATACAAGGTCTGATTAATGAGGCAAGTAACCAAGAAAAAGAAAATGTTATTTCAGAAACAGCAGTAGGTCCTGCAGGTAGACACGGTACTAATGTTGACATGGCAAAAGAAGTTGCGTTAATGTGTGAAACTGTTACTATGCCTGCTAGAACATTTACTACTAACCCATATCGTATTGCAGGAGCACCTTATAAGTATCCTGTGCAAGTGTTATATGGTGATATACAAATGACATTTATAGGTGACAAATTTTTAAGATTAAGAAACTTCTTTGAAATGTGGCAAAAACAAGTGTATGATAATCAAACAGGAATGTTTAATTTTTATAAAGAGTACACAGGTAATGTTGACATATTCCAACTAGGTTCTTTTGATGAAGCAAATGATAGAGACATGGCAACATACGGTGTAAGATTAAGAGAAGCATTCCCTGCTCAGATTGGTGAAATACAATATGATAGTGGTGCAATGAACCAATATGTTAAAGTTAATGTTACATTTGCATATAGAGATTGGTTAAACTTTGATTTAGATGTGGACTCAACTGGTAAAGTTGGTGGTCTATCATCTGGTGAGGTGAAACCTGGTCAAGGTGGGTTCTTACAAGGACTTCCACCTGAATTAAGACGAACAGGTAGAGACGTTATCAACGGATTAAAACGTTCTATCCCAATTGGTAAAGTATTTGGTGGTAAAATATTCCCGCCACTTACTTTTTAATTATTATATAAAGGAGATATATTATGGCTTTACCAAAGCTGAATACACAACAATATGAGTTGACTATACCAAGCTCAGATGAAAAGATAAAGTTTAGACCTTTTCTTGTCAAGGAGGAAAAAATACTTCTACAAGGACAAGAAGGTGGTGATGACGAAATGATTAATGCATTGAAACAAATAGTTTCTAATTGTACATTCAATAAAGTTGATATAAACAAACTTCCATCATTTGATATAGAATACATTTTCTTACAGATTAGAGCAAAGTCTGTAGGTGAAAAAATAAAACTAAATGTACCTTTTCCAGGTGATGTAGAAACAAAAGTCCCTGCTACGGTAGATTTAACAACGATACAAGTTGAAATGGATAAAGAACATGTCAACAAAGTACAACTAAACGAAAATGTGTCTGTGATAATGAGTTACCCAACTCTATCAACATATGCAGGTAAAAATTTAAAAGATATATCTGCTGATGACGCTATTGGTTTAGTAAGTGATTGTGTCTACCAAATTATAGACGGTGTTGAAACACATGAAGCGGTAGATTTAAAGAAAGAAGAAATAGATGATTTTGTAAACAATCTTACACAAGAACAGTTTTCTAAAATACAAAACTTCTTTGTCACAATGCCAAGATTAAAACATACTGTCAATCTAACACACCCTAAAACAAAGAAAAAAGGTAAAGTTGTGTTAGAGGGTTTACAAAGTTTTTTTTAATATGCCTCTCTCATATTGACTTAGAGACTTATTATGATTTAATATTTAAGATGACAATATATAAAAGTTTTGTCACACTTACTGAACTTGAAAATATGTTACCTTATGAGCGTGAAATCTATCTTTCTTTATTAAACGAACATATAAAGGAAGAAAATAAAAAGATGAAAGAGGCGAAACTAAAATAAGGAGAAAAGAAAATGGCTGAAGAAAAAGTAATA